GGATAAATCCGCGTGTCGAAATTCCATCCATCCCCAAACACCTGGGGCCTGAAGCCCGCAAGGAATGGAAGCGCATTACCCCCTTGCTCGAAGAGCTTGGCCTGATCAGTGGCCTGGACCGCGCCGCTCTGGCGCTGTATTGCCAGGCTGTAGGTCGTTTGACGGATCTCGAAACCTCCTTCAACTCAAAGGTTGACCTCAAAGTCTCCGGCGGCATGTCCTATGCCGACGCGGTCTATGAGGTGAGCCATTCGATCACGCCTAGTGGCTACGCGCAGCAAAGCGTCCTGGCACAGCTGCTCAAGTCGCAGCGCGAACAAGTCAACCGCTACCTGATGCACTTCGGCCTATCCCCCGCTGCCCGTGGCCGCGTCCAGCCCTCTAACTACGTGCAACCCACCTTGCCAGGCATCGAGCCTGCGCCCAATGCCGCCAACACGCCTACGGGCTTTGCCAAATTCACCCTGGTAGCAGGCAGATAGCATGACCAACCACATCACCCAGGCGCATGACTACATGCGCGGGGTGGTCGCGGGCAACATTCCTTGCTGCAAGTGGACCCTGCTTGCCGTTCAGCGCCAAATCGATGACCTGGCACGTGAGCCCTCTGACGACTGGCCCTGGGTCTTCGACCAAGGCCGCGCCGTTCGCCCATGCGAATTCATCGAGCTGCTGCCACACATCAAAGGCAAGTGGGCACGCGAACGTGCCTTGATCCAGCTCGGCCCCTGGCAGTCCTTCATCCTCACCACCATCTTTGGGTGGGTCCACCGTGACACCGGCCTGCGCCGCTTCCGCGACGTGTACCTTGAGATCCCGCGCAAGAACGCCAAGTCCACCCTGTCCAGCGGCGTTGCCCTGTTCATGCTCACCGCCGATGGAGAGCAGGGCGCCGAGGTCTACAGCGCCGCCACTACCAAGGACCAAGCCCGCATCGTCTTTGACGACGCCAAGCAAATGGCCGAGCGCACACCCGACATGCGCACATACCTCGGCGTTGCCATCTTGCAGCACAGCATCACCGTCGCCCACACTGCCAGCAGCTTCAAGCCCCTCGCTGCTGAAGGCTCCACGCTTGACGGTCTCAATGTCCACTTCACTGTGCTTGACGAGCTGCACGCCCACAAGACCCGAGCCGTCTATGACGTCATCGACACCGCCCGGGGTGCCCGCGAGCAATCCCTGCTGTGGAACATCACCACAGCCGGTACCGACCTCAGCGGCATCTGCTACGAGCGTCGTACCTATCTCACCAAAGTGCTGGAGCGCGTCATCGAAGACCACTCCACCTTCGGCATCATTTACAGCATTGACGAGGGCGACAACCCCTTTGTTGAGTCCAGCTGGGCCAAAGCCAACCCCAATTGGCTCGTTTCCGTTCTACGCGAGGACATGGAGGCCGCCAGCCGCAACGCTGAAAACTCCGAATCCTCTCGCAACAACTTCTTCACCAAGCGCCTCAACGTCTGGGTCAATGGCGAAAGCGCCTGGATGGACATGGTCGCCTGGTCCAAATGCGCCGATACCAGCCTCAGCTTGTCCGACTTTGCCGGGCAAAAGTGCTGGATTGGCCTGGACCTTGCCCAAAAGAAAGACTTTGCCGCCCTGTGCATCGTTTTCGAGCGCGAAGTCCTTGTCAAAGGCGCTGACGGCACCAACACCCCCAAGCGCGGCTGGCACGTCTTCAGCAGGCTATACCTCAACGAGCTGGCCGTGCAAGAAAGCGGCAACGCCCACCTCAGCGGCTGGGCTCGTGCAGGCCATGTCGAAGTCACCGACGGCGACATCACCGACTTCGACATCGTTGCCGAAGACCTGCGCAAGTACTGCCGCCAGTTCGACGTGCAAGAAATCGCCTTCGACCCCGCACTCAGCATGTACTTTGCAGGCAAGCTCATTGAGGAAGGTCTACCCCTCGTCGAAATTACCCAGCGCGCCATGTTCTTTACCCCACCCCTCATCCAGGTGGAAAACATGGTCCATGAACAGATCCTCAAGTTTGACGGCAACCCCGTCATGACCTGGATGGTTTCCAACCTGGTGGTCAAGATCAGCAAATTCAACGAGCTGCGCTCACCCACCAAGGAACGCGCCGAGAACAAGATCGACGGCCCCATGGCCATGCTTATGGCCCTTGGCCGTGCCCTGGCGCAAGCCCCTGCATCAACCGAAGTCGGAATGGAAGTCTGGTGAAAATATTTGGCTTCAATGTTGGTCGTAAGGCCGTAACGCCTCAAGACGTCCGCACCGCCCTGCTAGGTCAAGGTACCAGCAAGAGTGGAGCTGTTGTCAATTGGAAAACCGCGCTCCAAATCACGACGGCGTTTGCGTGCGCTCGCGTTATCGCTGATGGTCTGGCACAAGTTCCATTTCGACTATACAAAGACAAGCCAGGGGGTGGGAAAGATATTGCTAGTAGTCATCCTCTCTATGACCTGCTTTCAGCCAAACCAAATGACTGGCAAACATCATTTGAGTTTCGCGAGCAGATAGCGCTGCACCTGGTGTTTTGTAACAACGCCTACATTTGGAAGAACCGCGTCGGCGATAAGATTGTTGAACTGCTTCCTTATGAGCCCAACGTCGTCACCGTCCGTCGCCTAGGCTGGGAATCAGACTACCTTGTCACGACAGCTGACGGTACACAAATTCCAATCCCTGCCGCTGACATGTGGCACATCCGAGGCCCCAGCTGGAATGGCTGGCAAGGCCTCGATGCCGTCAAACTCGCCCGAGAGTGTCTTGGTTTGGCGCTTGCTACCGAGGAACACAGCGCTCGCATGTTTTCCAATGGCGCCCGCGTCGGTGGCGTTTTGTCCTCAGAAAGCACCATTGCTGAAGATCAGCGTAAAAAGTTGCGTGAAAGCTGGGAAGAAACCCAAGGCGGCCCCTCCAACGCATTTAAGACCGCCATTCTGTGGGGAGGCCTCAAGTGGTCGCCAATGGCGCAGCAAAACGACCAGGCGCAACTCATCGAGCAGCGCCGCTTTCAGATAGAGGAAGTTTGCCGTTTCGCCCGTGTCCTTCCCATCATGGTCGGTCACAGCGACAAGACTGCCACCTTTGCCAGCGCCGAGCAAATGTTCCTGGCCCACGTTGTGCACACCATGGGCCCTTGGTACACCCGCATTGAACAGTCGGCCAATGTCAATTTGCTCACTGACAATGAACGCTCATCCGGGCTCTACAGCAAGTTTTTACCCCAGGCCCTCATGCGCGGTGCACACAAGGACCGCGCTGAATACTTTGCCAAAGCCCTTGGCTCGGGCGGAAGCCCGGCCTGGATGACGCAAGACGAAGTCCGCGAACTGGACGAACTCAACCCATTGGGCGGCAAAGCAGCCGAGCTGCGTGAACCCAGCAACGTCGCATCAAAAGCCCCTACAACTCCTTCTGATACCCCTGCAGGAAACTGACCATGGAACACCTCCAATGCGGCCTCATTGAATTGAAGTTTACCGCCCCTGATGCTGGCCCAGACGCCATGTCATTCGAAGGGCACGGTGCTGTATTCGGCAACGTCGACTCTTACGGAGACATCATCGAACCAGGCGCCTTCTCCGCCTATTTGTCAGACGTTCAATCTGGCAAACAGAACTGGCCCGCCATGTTGCTACAGCACGGCGGCTACGGTATGACTGCTGAAGACATGATGCCCATCGGCATCTTCACCAGTCTGGCTGAAGACGGCAAAGGCCTCAAGCTCACCGGCAAACTGGCAGACATTGCCCGTGCGCGAGACGCCTACACCTTGATGAAGATGCAGCCACGGCCCGCCATTGATGGCCTGTCCATTGGCTATATCGCTAAAGAATGGGAGCCGCGTTCTAAGCCAGACGATCCCCGCCGACGCCTGAAACGTATCGACGTTGTCGAAATCAGCTTAGTCACCTTCCCAGCCAACGGAAAAGCGCGAGTGGACTCGGTCAAGTCAGACCATTCCATCCGCGATGCAGAGAAAGCCCTGCGAGATGCTGGGTTCTCTCGAACTGAAGCCAAAGCCATCCTGGCCAAAGGCTTCACCTCCATGCCTCAGCGAGATGTTGAGGACTTCAGCGCCCTGGCGGAAATCATCCGTCGCAACACCAACATCCTTTCCATTTAACCCTAAGGAACCTGAACCATGAAATCATTCGTCTTTCGTCCCCGCCATCTACTGTTTGCATGTGTTGCAGTTGCAGCCGTCTTCTCGCTAGTGGGGCATCCCCTCGCCTCGCCGGAATTTTTCACTTCCCTCGGCATGCTTGCTCTTGCGGGCGAGGTCGATATGCCTGGCCTCGCCGATCTGCTCGAAAAGCAAGGCAGGGCTTTTGAAGAATTCAAATCGGTAAATGACAGCCGTTTGAAAGCCATTGAATCCAAAGGCTACGCATCCGAAGACACCGTTGCCAAAGTGCAAAAAATCAATGATGAATTGACCGAGCTGGGTAAGCAGATCGCCGAGCTGGCCAAAAAATCAAACCGTCCCGCAGCTGGTCAAAGCTCGCTCTCCCCTGAAAAAGAAGAGCACAAGCAAGCCTTCCGCACCTTCATACGCAAGGGTGACGCCAACGGCCTGTCTGTGCTGGAAAAGAAAGCCTTCCAAATGGGCAGCGATGTCGATGGCGGTTACCTGATCGACGAAGAGATGGTCACTGAAATCGACCGCGTCGCGACAACCGTCTGCACCCTGCGCAGTTTGGCTGATGTCCGACCAATCGGCAAAGCCAGCCTTGAATTCCGAGTGAAGACAAGCGGAACTGCTGCCCGTTGGGTGGGGGAAAACGAAGCTGGTGGCGAAACTACTAATCCCAAGTATGCACAGCTCGAAATCTACGCCAACGAAATGGAAGTTGAGCCATGGGCGTACAACACCGCTCTGGAAGATGCAGACTTTGATGTAACGGCTGACCTGATCAACGAAGCAGGCATCGGTTTCGGTGAAGGCGAGGGCGCAGCCTTCATCACCGGCAACGGTGTCAAAAAGCCGCGCGGCATCACGGCCTACGACATGGTGGCAAACGCCAACTATGCCTGGGGCAAAGTGGGTTTCATCACTTCCGGCGCTTCTGGTGCGTTCGCTGCCAGCAACCCAGGTGACAAAATCATCGATCTGCTTCATTCATTGCGTGCCGCATACCGCAATGGAAGCACTCTGCTGATGGCTGACACCACCTTGGCCGAGATCCGCAAGATCAAGGATGGGACAGGCAACTTCTACCTGTTTAACCCTGATCCTACGGGCAAGTTCCTGGGCTACGTGCTGGGCGTTCCGGTCGTTGTCGATGACAACATGCCAACGCTCGCGGCCAACAGCTTCTCGATCGCGTACGCCAACTTCAAGCGTGCCTACCGCATCGTTGACCGAAAAGGCATCACCTTGATTCGTGACAACCTCACGACCAAGGGAACCACTAAATTCAACATGCGTCGTCGTGTGGGTGGTGGCATTCGCAACTTCGAGGCCATCAAATTCATGAAGTTTGCCTAAGTTGGCTTGGCCAGGGTAGTCCCCTGGCCGTTCCGCGCTCAGTCAATTCAATAAACCTTTTTTTTACGGAGCATTCCCATGCGAGACCTTCATAACAATGTGCACATCAAGCGCGTTATTTCTCCCGTTTCAGTCGCCGACAATACTGCTCAGGTAGGTCAAATCATCGACCGTCTTGGCTACCAAAGCCTCGAATATGTCATTGCCACCGGTTCTTTGGCCGATGCCGATGCCACTTTTACGACGCTGCTTGAAGAGGGCGATGCATCAGACATGAGCGATGCTGCTACCGTTGCCGCTGCTGATTCTTTGGGCACCCAGGCACAAGCCAGCTTCGTCTTCAGTGATGACGATAAAGTTTTCAAAATTGGCTACAAAGGCAACAAGCGCTACACCCGCTTAACCATCACGCCAGCTGCCAATGCCAGCGCTGCGCTCCTGTGCGCCGTAGCTGTGCTAGGTGATGCTGAAGTAGCACCTACCTCTAACCCACCCGCCTAATCAGCTCATCAAAAAAGCACCGCAATTGCGGTGCTTTTTTCTCAGGGCGACACATTCACTCTAAGAAAAAAGCCAACTCAACCCAAATCACCCCATGGCCCTCAAGCTCCTAACCCCGCCCACCGCCAGCGTCCTCACGCTGGCCGAGGCCAAGGTCCACTTGCGCGAAGACCTTGTTGACGCTGGCAATGATGCGCTCATCACCGCCATCGTCACCGCCGCCACGCAAGACGCCGAGCACCTGATGGGCCGTGCCATCCTTCCCCAAACCTGGCAGCTCATGCTCGATGCCTTTCCCGGCACCATCGATCTGCCACGTCCCACCGTCACAGCGGTTTCCAGCGTCAAATATGTGGACGAAGCCACCGGCACGCTCACCGCACTCAACCCAAGCCTTTACCAGACTTGCCTCGGCAGCGAAATTGCCGCCAGCATTGTTCCTGCCTACGGCTGCAGCTGGCCCAGCGTGCGCAGCCAGCCAGAGAGCGTGCAAGTCACCTACACCAGCGGCTGGGCCACCCCTGCCGACGTTCCCGAGCTGGTCAAGGCCTGGATCAAGCTGCGCATAGGCTCCCTGTACGAAACCCGCCAGTCCTGGACCATGGGGCAGCGCGAAGCCATCCAGCCCAACCCGTTCATCGACTTCATGCTAGACCGCTACCGCGTCTGGAGCTGCTGACACCATGAACACCACCATTGGCCAGCTCAACCGCCGCATCGCCATCCAGCGCCCTGGCACCGCGCAAGACAGCATCGGGCAGCCCATTGCTGCCTGGACCGATGTTGACCACGTCTGGGCCAGAATCAAAATGCAAACCGGCATTGGCGTCATCCGCGCCAGTGCAGACGTATCCACCATTCCCGTCAGCATTCGCGTGCGCTACCGCACTGACCTAGACGCTTCCATGCGCGTTGTCCATGGTGCCACCGTCTACGCCGTCAAAGCCGTCATGCCAGACGAGCAGGGCAGGCAATTCACCGACATGGTGTGCGAGGTCGCCAAATGAGCAGCTTCGCCATGCATGTCGATCTGGCAGGCCTCGAATCAACCATTCAAGACATGCAAACCAAAGTGCAAGACGCCGCCCGTCCAGCCGCACAGGCTGCAGCGCAAGTCTTGTATGACCAGGCCAAGCAAAACGCCGCCGCCATTGGCCGCGTCACCGGCAAGCTCTCCGCCGCCATCTACCAGGCCTATAGCCAAGACCACAGCCGCCCAGGCGTTGCCACCTACCACGTCAGCTGGAACGCCAGCAAAGCCCCCCACGGTCACCTGGTGGAATTCGGTCACATCCAGCGCTACAAGGTTTACCTGGGTAAAGACGGCAAATGGCACACCAACAAACGTGCCCCCATTGCCCCCCGCCACGTCGCTGCACGCCCATTCCTGCGTCCCGCATGGGACCACATCGACCGCGCCATGGCAGCGGCTGAGGCCAAATTTCATGAGGTGATGGCATGACGCTAGAAGCCAAACTCTTCGCGCTGCTCACCTCACTGGTGGCTGGTCGAATTTTTCCAGATGTCGCCCCGTTTGATACCCCGCGCCCTTACATCGTCTGGCAGCAAATCGGTGGCCAGGCCGTCACCTTTCTAGAGAACACCGTCCCCAGCAAGCGCAATGCCACTGTCCAGATCATGGCTTGGGCAGATACCCGCGCCGCTGCAAACGATTTAGCGCTCGCCATCGAATCATCCCTGACCCTTGCAACCACATTGCAGGCCCGCCCGATCACCGCACATGTGGCCGAGCATGAACCCGACTTAGTGCGCTACGGCGCCCGACAGGATTTTTCAATTTGGGCTGATCGCTAACCCCGTCAGCCACCCGAGCAAAGCCGCCCCAGGCAACTGAGGCGGCTTTTTTGTTGCCCGTTTCGGGCATGCGCAAACCGCCCCGAAAGGGGTTTTTTTTTTGAACCCGAAAGGAAAACCGAAATGTCTGTATCACTCCCCAACGGCATCGTCCTGGCCATTGCCACGGCCTATGCATCGGCGCTGTCCGTCACAGCGGCAAGCAATGCCTCAGAGGGCGTCCTTACCGTCACCAATACGCTGGTCGCTGGCGACTATGTTGAATTTGTGTCTGGTTGGTCCCGCGCCAATAACCGCATCTTTCGCGTCAAGTCTCCCACAGGTACAAACCTTGTCCTCGAAGGCTTCGACACCACGCTTACAAGCCAATACCCCGCAGGGTCAGGCATTGGCACAATCCGCAAAATCAACACCTGGACGCAGATTACCCAAATCATCAACTGCACCAGCTCCGGTGGCGATCCGCAGTACCAGACCTATTCCTTCTTGGAGCAGGACTTCGACAGCCAAATCCCCACCACCACCAGTGCGCAAAACATTGCTCTGGAAATTGCTGACGATCCCACGCTTCCAGGCTACCAAGCCATCAAGACTGTTGCCGCGGCACGCACCAATAACGGTTTGCGTGCCACCCTGCCACAAGGTGGATTCATTCTCTACAACGGCATCTTTGCCTTTGACGAGACCCCCACCATGACCAAAGGCAATCTGATGGCTGTCAAGGCCGGTATCGCCCTGCAAGGCCGCCCAGTCCGCTACGCCTCTTAAGGCCTAACCCATCCCCACCAGGCACCTACCCGGCTCATGTCGCTCTTCGCGGGGCGCGTGGGCTGGGCAAGGGCATTTTTTCAACTCCCCGCGAAAGTACATCATGGCAAAAATCAAACTCGGTAAAGCACACGAGACCTTCAAAAAACTCATCACCTTACCCATGCTCGACGGCCAAAAAGGCACGGTCGAGATGGAATACATCTACCGCACCCGCGCTGAATTCAGTGTCTTCATTGACAGCGCCATTGCCCAGGTCAAAGCGCACGAGGCGGAAGCTATCAAACGTCAATCAGAGGCCGCCGATGAAGCAGCGCCATCAGTCACCGTGGACGAAGTCGTCAAACAAAGCCTTGATCGCAATGCCGACCATATCCTACATATCGCCAAAGGCTGGGACCTGGACGCCGAATTCAACAGAGACAACGTCCACCAGCTATGCAATGAATACCCCGGCGCGGCCAACGCCATCATGGAGACATATCAATCCGCCATCATGAGTGGCCGCCTGGGAAACTGACCGAGGCCGCCCGTGCGCTGTACGAACCAGCCCCCAGCCAGCAAGAGCTGGCAGGGCTCGGCCTTACTGAAGATGACCTCGACAGCATCGAAGTATGGCCCGAGAACTGGACCATCTTCCAGGTGTTCTGTTCCGTGCGCACGCAGTGGCGAACAGGTGGCATGGGGGGCGCCACCGGCCTCGATTACAGCGCCGTCTATCCACTGCTGGAGCGGCATTACCCCACCAACGACGAATTCTTTCAGGCCCTGGACGACATCAGCACCATGGAATACGCCGCGCTCGATGTCATCAACCGCAAACGCAAATAGACCATCATGACCACAGACCGAAAGGCGCAGTTAGGCGTTAGCGTTGACACCACCAATGCAGAACACGGCTTCGCCAAAATATCCGCCGAAGCCAAGAACATGGCCGACAATGTCCGTCAAGCTGGCGAAGACGCCAAAGGCGGCCTGGATGGCATGGGCAAGGGTGCCGACGTACCTGCTGAAAAGATCGATAAAGCCACCAGCAAAATCATCGCCAGCATCCAGCGTGCCACCGCCGCCGCCGAGGCCGCTGGCAAGTCTGGCAGCGCCTATTACGAATCCCTGGCCACCCAGCGCGGCGCAAATCTCGATGTCCTCAAGCCATACCTGGCGCAGCTGGACGAGGTCACGCAAAAGCAAGTAGCGGCCAAGATCGCCATGGCCCAAGGAACCGACACCATGGACCGCCTTGGCATGTCCGCCAAAGCTACTGCCGCTGCCATGCGTGGCGTGCCTGCCCAGTTCACCGACATTGTGGTCAGCCTGCAGGGTGGCCAAAAGCCCATGACCGTGCTGCTGCAGCAAGGCGGTCAACTCAAAGACATGTTTGGTGGCATCGGCAACGCAGCCAGCGCCCTCAGCACCTATGTAATAGGCCTCATCAACCCCATGACCATGCTCGCAGCCGTGGCGGGAACCGTGGGTTATGCCTATTACAAAGGCAGTCAAGAATCAGACGCCTATGCCAAATCCCTGATCCTCAGCGGCAACGCGGCTGGCACCACGGCGGGTCAATTGAGCGCCATGGCAGCCAATATTGCCAAGGCGACTGGCACGCAAGGCGCTGCCGCCGAAGCCCTGGCGCAGATGGCGCAATCGGGAAAGGTTGGCGCTGACAACCTGGAGTCCTTCACGCGATCCGCCATTCGGTTTGAATCTGTTGGCGGTGCCGCCGTCAGCGAAGTTGTTAAACAGTTCATCGAATTGGCAAAAAGCCCCACAGAGGCATCGCTCAAACTCAACGAAACATACAACCACCTAACGGCCAGCGTCTATCGTCAGATCAAGGCGCTCGAAGATCAAGGCAAGGCCACAGAGGCGGCAAGCCTAGCGCAAAAGGTGCTGTCCGATACGATGGACATCAAATCTGCCCAAATGGTGGGGCAGATTGGCACCATCGAAACAGCCTGGAAGGAGCTAACCAAGGTCATCAAAGGCGCGGGTGACGCATTGCTCAATATTGGCCGTGTTCAGTCGCCTGCACAGCAGCTTACAGAGGTCCGAGCAAAGATCGCAAGTTCCGAGGGGCGCGATAAAAACAAGCAGTTTGCGATGCCATGGGATACCAGTCTGACAGACTTACGTATCCAAGAGGCAAGTTTGCAGGAAATGATTCGCCTTGAGCGGCGCGGTGCAGACGCAGCCGCTGAGCGCGCAAAACAAACGGCTGCAGTTGCTGAGTGGGACAAAACAGGCGCCAAATACCTCACCGACAAAGTCAAGATGGAGCAAGAGATTTCCGCCGCCCGCACCATTGGGCTTGCGGCGGGTGAATCTCAAATTGCTATTGAGCAGCGCGTCAAAGCCATTCGTGAAAGCTATGTCAAAAAGGGCGCTGGCAAAGAGGGTGACCCCTTTGCCGCCGACCGTGAATTTGCCAAGCAATACGCGAAATCCTGGGAAGACTTTACCAAGATCGGTGACGAGGCGACAGGCAAGACCGACAACCTCAGCAAGGCTCAAGAGCATTTGCTTGAATACCTGAAATCTCCAGCCTATGGCGCCCATACCGAGGCGATGCGTGAAATCGTTTTGCAAGCGGCCTATGGTGCAATCGCATCCGAAAAGTTGGCAGCAGAAAAGAAAAAAGAAGCCGCTGCCATGAAAGAGTCGGCAGACGCCGCCTTCGCCAACTCTGATGCTATTTACAAAAGCATGATTGCAGCCGAAGACAAGCTGCGCACCCAACAGCAAGAAAACGAAACCATTGGTCTCACAACCGTCCAAATCGCCCAACTAGCCAAAGCCCGTGACCTGGAAGCTGCTGCGGCTCTGGATGCCAAAGCCGCCCTATACGAGCAATCTGGCGCCCGCGAAGAAGACATCGACAACATCAAACGCACCGCCGAGGCCCTGCGCAGTTTGGCCAGTGCTCGCCTTGAATCCGCCGTCAAAAAGCAAGAGCAATCCGATTGGATGAGCTTTTTCAGCAGCATCGACAGCGCTGCCCATCAGGTGTGGTCCAACGTGCTGCAGGGCGGGCAAGACATCTGGAGCAAGCTAAAGA